CTTGGATTGCCTGCCCAGGCAACTGAACCTCTGATAGAAAGGAGAAAGACTGTTGAGCCAAAAGCTGCAGGATTGGTCGAACCCCAAGTTTGTTACCGGGAGGTACGGTGTCGGGTTCACAAAACCCGGAACTTTTTACAACACCGTAACCGTGCCCGGCGACAAGGGGAAAGACCACCTGTTGCTATCGGTAGGCCATCGTGGACCCCCATACTCACAGGGGGGACCATTCCACGTGGTCCATGAGGCGACGCGTTATCTTGACGCAGAAATACCTCTAACCCAGAATTGGATTTACTGGTACGAGGGAAAATATCGCCTGCTCAACATACCTGGTGTTTTGCCCGCTGTTGAGGATCCCTGGACTTCCTTATGGTCACAGGGTGCGACCTCGATAAATCGGGCGAGACCTGGCGGAGCTGAGGCTGGCCTAGGTCAGTTTCTTGTAGAACTCCGCGAACTCCCACGATCGCTAGCAGGTTCCTGGACTCAGGTCAAGGACGGCTTTCTCGCCAACCAAAGACCTAGGAAGAGTACAGGGTCCCGAATTGGATCTGCCCATCTGGGCGTCAATTTTGGACTACTGCCAGTTATACGCGATCTGCAAAACGCCTACCGCCTATCCGTACACTTGGAAAAGCGGTTAAACCAGCTTCGCCGTGACAATGGCAAGCGGGTCAGGCGTCGGGTGACGGTCTTGAATGATGTGGATACAACAACCACCGTTACGGTTGGCGGTTCTAATATCGCACCCACTAATTTGATCGTCACGAATCCGCCGCAAGTGTTGACTACAACCCAACTGACATCCACGAGATCGTGGTTCAGTGGGTCTTTCCGGTATTACATTCCGGAAGTCGAGACGCTACGGTGGACCGGTGAGGCTATATCAGCCCTTTACGGGACTAAGCTAACCCCGGAACTCCTGTGGGAGGTTATTCCCTGGTCATGGCTTATTGACTGGTTCACCAATGTAGGTGATGTCATTGCCAATTTCTCTGCGAACGCAGCAGGGGATTTGACCTTGGAGTATGGTTATCAGATGTACGAGCGCATTAACCGCTTAGGTCACGATTGCAAGTTTACAATCAAGACCAACGCGGGTCCTAAAACACTCACGAGCGGCGTTGTAAGAGAAAACATCGTCCGTGCAAGGGGTGGCGCAAGTCCATTTGGGTTCAGTATCACACCCACAGATCTGTCATCCAGACAGCTTGGGATTCTTACAGCGCTCGGAGTGAGTCGCTGGGGGTGAGGGTTGGAATAAATCGACCTTCTCCTAAATTTCTAACCAGAAAGACAGCTATGTTTACAGACCCACAATCGATCACGGTGGACTCGGTTGAACAAACGTTAGCCCGCATAAGCTCCGCGGGTGCAACGTCGGTTTACCGAGAGGATGTGGGGGAGTTCTCCCTCCGCATCTCACACGAAGAACGCAAGAAAGGCCGGAATAAACGGTTTATCTCCGTCATGCAGACGAAGGTCGCCGCCGATCCCTTTAACTCCTCGATTAATCAGGAGTATATCGCGCGCGTGTCATTCAAGATCGATGCACCGGTCGTCGGGTACACCGCCGCTGAGCTCGAGGATCTCTCCTTGGCTCTTGCCGGCTGGCTAACCTCGGCGAACGTGCTGAAAGTCCTGGGGGGTGAGACATGAGGTTTCCTTATACCTTGCTTCTCATTCTTGCAGTAACGGTGGTCTTCACCGGCTGCACGTACGTGGACGACATTATGGACCGGCTCGCGCCCATCTTTCAGATGGATACGCCCGTCGAACCTGATGTCATTAAGCCCGTCTAGGGCTCCACTGAGAGCATCTCATCCCTAGGGGGGCGCATTGCGCGCCCCCCACCAGGATTATTGTGGACTATCTGTGAGCAACAGGATATAACCCCCTCGAAAGGAGGAGACTATGAAAAACCTGTTACAGCTGACCCTGGCCATGTATACAGAAGTGTGCATGGTTGCTGGGGCAGAAACCCATTACCTCGATCTAAAGATGATCGAGTCGCGTTTCAGACATGAGGGGTCGTCGTTTCTCACGATAACCCTCCCGGCCTTCGTCACTGCTTTCGAGCAGGGACTTGAGGACGGGTACGTCTTGCCTTCGGCCTTTCCGGCATTTAAGCACCGGCGAGGATGGTCGCTCCCTGAATTTCTAAAGGGTTTGACTGGCAAAGTCTTCGACGCTAGTAGTGGGGTACTCCTGGATAACCCAGATACGCATGCCGTTTGGGCGGTGCGACAGCTTTGCCTTCTGTCTAAGAAGGTTGAGCTAGATGCAACGCCGCGGCGTGTGAGACAGGCGATCCAGAAGTTTGAAGAAACCGACAGGTGCTTGAAGCCCCGAAGGCAGATGCCTGAAGCCCGAGTCATCGAGCTCAGGCGGGTATTTGCCTCTCTTTATGGGACTGCACTTGCACGGTTGGATGAAGAGTTGAGATCGTTTCCTCGCTCCTTGTCTCCGGCCCACGGGCCGGGTGCTGTGTTGGAGGGCCTCCGCGGAAATAGAAAATATGCGGAGCCGACATGGTACAACCGACTTGACGACTCGTTCCCTATGGACCTATTTATGGCACCTGACCTTGGTGCTTCTGGTTCATTGGGTGATATCGAGTGCGTCGAGGTCGGGCAGGAGGCACCTGTGAAGGTGACCCCTGTTCCCAAGACCTTGAAAGGTCCTAGGATCATCGCCATCGAGCCTTTGTGTTACCAATATACGCAACAGGCCTTATGGCGGCGTCTAGCCGAGCTGTTAGAGGAATCCCGAAAACGGGGCCTCCATACAATTCAGTTCGACTCGCAGGAAAGAAACGGTTTCCTCGCTCTTGAGGGTTCACGTGGCAACACCGGAAGGTACGCCACAATTGACCTCTCTGAAGCAAGTGACCGCGTCTCTGCGGGGCTAGTCTCCGATTTGTTCCGGTATTGGCCGACTCTTAGAGCGGCCATGTTCCGGTGTCGGAGTCCTAAGGCGGACTTAGGTGACAAAGTGATCACCTTGAGAAAATTCGCCACCTCGGGATCTGCCTTATGTTTTCCCATCGAAACCATGGTGTTTTACGCCATGGCCGTTCAGGGGAGAATGGGAGGCAGCTTCAACGCGCGGGAGCTCAAGAAAGCAACCGCCGAGACACAAGTCTTTGGTGATGACATAGTTGTCGCCAAGGATTATGCCCCTGCCGTAATCGACACGCTTGAAAGCTTCGGTTTGAAAGTGAATCGCGGGAAGACCTTTTATGTAGGGTCGTTCCGTGAGTCCTGTGGTACTGAC